GGAGATAGATATTACATTAAAGCTACTGCTACAATCTATTCAGAGAAAACATCAGTAAGTGTAACAGCTTACGCAAGAGAAGAAGAATCTAAGAAAGGTATGGATGGTTCGCAAATCAGCGGTGCTTCAAGCTCATACTCACGAAAGTATTCGCTTAATGGACTTTTTCTCATAGATGATACAAAAGATAGTGATGCTACTAATACTCACGATAAAGAAACTGCTCAAGTTGTTGTAGAAAAGAAGAAGCCAGTATTACTTTTAAATACAGAGAACTTTGGTAACTGCCGTAAAGCATACTTAAAAGATAAGTCTAACTTGGCAAAGATTTGCGAGAAATACGAAGTAAGTAATGAAGTTCACTTTGCTTTAACTCAAGAATAATGAATAAGTTTAAGATTAGACCAAGTTCAATGGGCAAGATAATGGGAAAGCTTGACAAAAATGGAGAGCTTCCTAAAACTTGCACCACATACCTAAAAGAATGGTATGCTGATAGCTACGAAGAAATCAGTTCTAAGTATATGACCAAGGGCATATTGATGGAAGATAAAGCTATTGATTTTATGGCCGAGCAATTAGGTTATGGCTTAGCAGAAAAGAACATTAACATTTACTCGAATGAGTGGTGTGTTGGTACTCCAGATGTTATCCAAGATAATACGGTAATAGACATCAAGTGTTCTTGGAGCAAGAAAACATTGCACGATGCAATAGAGCTTAATAAAGACTATGAATTTCAGCTTAGAAGTTATATTTGGCTTTTAGATGGCCAAGTAGATACAGCTATTTTATTCTATGCTTTAATGAATACTCCAGCAGAAGCAAACTACGGAGTAGAGGTAAGCTATGAGCATTTACCAGCTAACGAAAGATGGTTAGCATTTGGATTCGTAAGGGATTTAGAAATCGAAGCTCAAATGAAAGAAAGAGTTGAGTTATGCAGAGAATGGTTAGAGGAGTTTGATAGTGAAGTAAAAAAAAATTAGCAAAAATAAATAAATAACAAAGTGGAGAACAAGAAAAACTATGTAGGAAGTGGTAAGACCAAGAGCCTACAATTCGGAGAAGTACAAGAGTTAAGTTTAAACATTGAGCAACTTAACAAGTTACCAAGAAGTGCAAAAGGTTACATTCGTGTAACAGTTTCAAAAAGGAGAGAGCCAGACCAATTTGGTAATGACTTAGCAGTAGTTGAGAACACTTATGTTCCAAAGACTAAGGCAACGGATGCTAACGAGGATGCTTTGCCATTCTAAATATTAAAGGAAATGCTCTACCAATCGTTCTTTTCGCATAAGGTCAGTTTTTTTATATAACATGATTAAAAAGTAGAAGGGGTTTTACTTGACCTAATATAAGTTGTGGTAGGCTTATATTTTAATTTACACTATTTATCTTAAAACAATGAAACAGAAAACACAATTACAAATGATTAAAGAGCATTTAGAAGCTCACAAATCAATTACAAGCTGGGAAGCTATACAAACATATCACATTACAAGATTAGCTCACTATATCCTTTGTTTAAGGAAAGATGGATTAAATATCCAAAGTGAGCAAGTTAAAAGTGAGGGCAAATGGTGGGTTAAATATAACTTATGCTAAGTATCGAAAGATTATTTCTTGATTTGGGCTTAGAGCTTGATAAGGAAAGACTGGAGCAGATAGAAAAAAAGTATATTGTTGTTCCAAAGGGAGTAAGGGTTAATAGAAAAGATGTTATTATTGATGTCTTTAATAAAATAGCTTTGTTACACGGATTATTACCAGAAGAATTATTTGGTAAAAGAAGATTTGCAAAGTTTGTTAAGCCTAAACAAGAAGCCATTTATGTATTAACAGAGCTTGGCTATGGAGTAGTAGAAATCTCAAGAGTATTAAAGTGCGACCACGCAACAGTTATTTACCATAGAGAAACTATACAAGGCTTTACAGAGATTGATTCTTATTACAAGAATAAGCTTGAAAAAAAATACAAAGATTTATTAAGAGGAGAAACCGTTTTACCAATAGAAACTTTATTAACTGCAATATGATGATAGATAAAAGAGATGAGCTTATAGAAAAGCAAAAAGAAATTATAGAAAAGTTAGAAAAAATAATTGCTGTTCAAGATGAAAAAGTAAAATTAATGGAAGATATGATAAATCTTCTTACTTTAAGTGTAATGACTTAGTTATGAGAAAGGAAGAAAGAGTACAAGCCATAGCATTAAATATTTGCTACGAGTACAATCTAAGCATAGAAGTGATAGAATTATTCTTACAACTGGTAACGATGCCTAAATGGGTTAAGAAGCCAGAAACAGCAATAAGACTATCAATAAAGAAACTTGCAGAGTTTCAACCACCATATCAAAAAGTATTAATTGAAAGTGCAATCTCTGGGAATTATCAAGGTTTAATATTCTCGGATTCAAAACAAAAAGAAATAACTTACTTAAAATCAATTAACAATGAGCCAGTTAGTAAAATATCAAGACTTAAAAGAATTATCGGTAGCGAAGATAATAGAATGCAATTCACTACCAATAGCCTTATTGAAGAAGGAGGATGCTAAAAGCCTTCAAATAAACTTATCAGCGTTTATGATTGAGTTTAGTTCTATTTACAAAATAGATGATTCAAAGAACCTAACTGATGAAGAAATTAAGACTTGTGTAAACATTCTACTAACAGACTATTATTGGTTAAAGTATGAGGACTTTGCAATGTTTCTAAAGAATGCGAGAATGGGCAAGTATGGTAAGATTTATGGCAGTTTTGATACACCTACATTCTTCCAGATGCTAAGCCAATATTGCGATGAAAGAGTAGAGGTAAGCAAAGAGATAAACAGAGTAGCAATGGAGAAGGAAGCAAGAACTCCTATAAGCCCAGAAACTCAAGCTTTAATTGATGACTTTAAGAAGCAGTTGCAAGAGAAGAAAGTTAAAAGAATGAATTTTAACGATGAGATACCAGAGATGCGAGAGCAACAAAAGCAAATGAACAAGTATATATCGGAGTTTAAAAAGAAAGTTGGCCATTGTTCTGGCTTTTTAGAGATAAACGGAAAGATGCTTGGGATAAACGAATACTTAGAATTTAGATACAATGAAGAAAAAGAGCTGTAAACGATGTTTAAAAGAGAAGCCAATCTTTGCAAAGGGATTGTGTAAGTCTTGCGACATCATAGAGAATCCACAAAAGTATCTTATAGGTAAGAAGCCTAACAAGGAAAAGAAACCAAAACAAAAGACTGAAACAATAACATCTTTAAAGAAGAAGCTTGATACAGAGTTTAGCACTTATTCAAGAAAGTTTTATTCTGATTCTGATGGTAACACAGAGTGCTATACTTGTGGTAAGAAAGGAACGGTAAAAACAATGCAATGTGGCCATTTTCATAGTAGAAAACATTTATCAGTTCGCTGGGATTTAGATAATGTGAGAAATCAATGTGCTGGATGCAATGTTTTTAAGCACGGTAATTACATAGTTTACACAATGAAGCTTTACAATGAGATAGGGCCATTTGAATTTATGGCTTTAGAGCAAAAAAAGAACAAAGAGTTTAAAGTTACCAAAGATTGGTTATTAGAAAAGATTAAAGAGTTTAGTTCATGAACATAGAATATAACTGCTACAAAGAAAAAGGAAAGCTAATAGTAAAGAATAGAGATTTACTAAATGCAGAGATTGATACCTTACAAGAAGGGATTGATTATGTTTTATGTATCAAGAAAAAGAAAAAGATGCGTTCTAACGGACAAAATAGATATTACTGGGCTATCGTAGTACCTAATGTATTACTTGGCCTTAGAGATGCTGGTTTCAATGAAATTCGCACAAAGGATGATGCTCACGATATTATCAAAGTAAAGTTTTTAAGGTATGACATCCAGAACATAATGGGAGAGCATATAGAGAGCTTTAAGAGTACAAGTGAGCTAAGTACCCAAGAGTTTACAGATTTTATAGCAGAGGTACAGATATGGGGGGCAGAGTTTCTTAATATATCTATACCAAGCCCTAACGATGATTTAGAAATAGAATTTATATGATTAACTTCTACGAGGTAATAATAAGAGTAAATGGCTTTATAACCAGCACCAGAATAATAGCCAAAGAAAACCCTACTATACTTGAATACGAAAAAAGGGTAAAGGATTCTTATTATGGAGGCAGAAAGAACTGGAGGCTAAAAGATAAGTTTGACATTAAAGAATTTATAGTAATAAAAAAGGGCTTAGGGTTATACTAATCCTAAAAATTGCTATATTTGGGTATGGCAAAAGCAGTATCAAAAGCAATTAAAGTAAACTTCGGCAAAAGAAAGGGTGGCAAGGCTTCCAAGGCGAAGAATAAGCAAAAAAAGAAATATAATAGACAAGGAAGATAATGGCTAAACAAGTTAATAAATCTACTCTAAAGTGTAATACTCCAAAAAAAACACCATCGCATCCTACAAAATCACACATTGTAAAGGCTTGTGATAATGGTATAGAGAGAATTATTAGATTTGGCCAACAAGGAGTAAGTGGTTCTCCATTCAAAAAAGGAGAATCAGAAGAAGATAGAAAACGCAGAGCAGCGTTTAGAGCCAGACATGCAAAAAATATTGCAAAAGGTAAGTTCTCAGCAGCTTACTGGGCTAATAAAGTCAAATGGTAATTAAAAAATTTCGGTAGGAATTTCCCAACTAAAAAACTTCGGTGGGGGTTTAAAAAACCTCGTACCCATTTTTGATTAAAAAATTTCGGAGGGGGTATTTTAACTCAAAACCCGATTGCTAAATTCTTTAGCACGATTGCTAAAACTTTTAGCAAGTGTACTCAAATTAGTACACTTGACCTAAATTTAGGCCATTGCTAATATTTTTAGCAAAATTACTCAAACTTTTAGCATACAATTAAAATTACTAAAACTTTTAGCATTTTATTTTATTGGCCTTAACCAGAAAATAAATAAATGCAGTTTTTTAGTATTTAATCGTTTGAATTTTGGCTAAAATTGGCTTTTTAGCGTTTATTTTAGCTTTCAATTATTCGGCAAAGGTAGTATTAAAATTGATATAAAAGAATAGATTTAAAAGTATTTCTAATTTAGAACAATTCTAAATTGCAAATAAATTTGCATAGACTATATAGGTAGTGTATTATTGTATAACGAAACAAACAAACAAGCACTTAAAACCCTTTAAACACTATGAAAACTTTTAAATTAATTATTTTAGCTCTTTGCCTTATTGAAGTTATTGGATGCCTTTATATAGGAACAACTTTATCCAATGTAAATTTTATACAAGCATTTTTTTTATTTATCATATCTATAATATGCTTTATAATATCTTTTGTAATTATCGAAAATTTTAATAAATCAATCTAAAACCTAAAACCATAAAACCATGAACAAGCTTAAAACAACACCAGCAAACAAGTACAGCCAAAACGATTTAAAACAGATTAACGAAATTTTAATTTCCTATGCTGTTTTGATAGGCGGATTTATTGCCTTTTTTATCTTTATTTGTAATATTACTAAATTCTAATTTTAACCCTCTAAAACCCCTAAAACAATGCACACAATTAGCCAATCAAGACAAAACCTCGATAAAATTACAGAGGAAAATTTTTGTTTCTATTATAACAATAATTTAATAGAAAATGCAACACAATTCACAGAAGCTATTGCAAACGGCCTAAATTTAGAACATTTAGAGCTTGATAGGTCGGAAGTAAGCGATAAACTATTTGATAGGAATAGTTGCGATTTTGAACAATTTAGCGACATATGCTGGTTATGTTGCGAAGATACACCAGATAATTTAATTTGGTCGGACTATCAAGAAGAATATATAAATATAGATAATTCTATGTTTTGCTGGGTAAATAGACGAAACCAGAGCTATATAGATATTAATACGGAAGATTGCTACGAATATCAAGGAGAATGGTATCTATCGGAAGTTTTAGGCGAATTTGATTTGCACGAATACAACGGCGAAGTTTACCATAGTGATGATATGCGTTATTGCGAAGATATTGGCGAATATTTACCAGATGACGAATGTTATTGGTGTGATGAAACAGAGGAATATTACGCCGACCAAAGTAACGCGAATAAAGGCGGATTAAAACAATATCACCAGAGCGAAATAAAGGACAAAAGCGCAAACGCCAAAATAAAAATAGGTTTTGAGATAGAAAAAGAAGATAGCAATTTTAAAGAATTTGCAAACATACGCGCTTTAAATTGGGACGCGGAAAGGGACGGCAGTTTAAACAGCAATGGTTTTGAATTAGTAAGCGCTATTTATAATTTAGAAGATTTAACACAATTTAAAGAAGATACAGAACAAATAAAAAATTATTTAAACGCCGATAGCTCGAAAAATTGTGGAGGTCATATAAATGTAAGCATAAAGGATAAAACCAATAAAGAGGTATTTAATTTAATACGCGGATATGTACCCCTTATTTATGCTATGTATTTTGGCCGATTAGATAACCGCTTCGCAACTGCAAAGAAAATAGACGAATTGGGACAATATAACCGATATGACGCGTTTAATTTTACCAAAGAATACGGCATTTTAGAATTTAGAATATTTAGCGCTGTTAAGAATAGAGCGCAATTAATATGGCGCGCTGAATTGATTGCCTTAATGTTTAAACACCACAGAAAAGGAAGCGCCAGCGTTTTAAAAATGTTATTCACAGATAGCCCAATTAAAACACATTTGCTAAAAATGTATAACACTATAAAATACGAGGCATTAATTGACCGCGTTATAAGATACACCGATATTTATATGACTGCAAAAGATAGCCAACAAACCGCGCGTATAATTATCGACCATAAAAATAAGGCGCAAACATTAACAGAAGCGCAAACCATATTAACAGAAAAACAATTAAATTAATCTAAAACCCTAAAACCATATAATTATGTGCATAGCAATTTTGAACACTCAAAACACCTTAACAAAAGAAACATTAAAACAATGCTGGAAATCTAATCCAGACGGCGCTGGTATGATTTACACCAGCAAAGGTCAATTAGTAACCTTTAAAGAGATGACTAATTTTGATAAATTCTATAAAGAATACAGCAAACAAAGAAAAGTTAATAAAACCAGCAATTTTATATTGCATTTTAGAATAGCCACCAGCGGGAAAATTGATAGGGCAAATTGTCATCCATTTAGCGTCAATAAAAATTTAGCCTTTGTCCACAATGGAATGATAAATATTAACCAGCTAAATGCAAATGTAAGCGATACATATACATTTAACGAATTGATATTAAAAAAGCTACCAAGTACATTTTTAAACAATCACGCTATACTTGATTTAATAGAGAATTACATTGGTTATTCTAAATTGATATTTTTGGATAATGACAATATAGCAAGTATTTTAAACGAAGATTTAGGTCATTGGGACGCCGACAATAATTGGTATTCAAATAATTCATATCAATGTACCTATACTAAAACAAAGGTAGCAAAGGCACAAAATTATAATAATTATCAATTTGATATAGATACATATAACAGCGGATATTATAACGATACAGATATTTGCAGTAATTGTGATAATTACAGCGCTACCTATTCAAGAGAATACAGCTCTTATCTTTGCTACGATTGCAAAAAAGCATACGAAACCCTTAAATACTAAAACGATGAAGATAGACACCATATTAAGAAATACCCTCTTTCATATAATAGGAACGGAGCTATATTATACAATTAACATAGACAAACCATATAAGACAGACAAAGGAATAACAGCCTATTTTATTAACGATAGTTATACAGCCTATGAATTACGCAAAGATTTAATAAAGGCTATAAAGGGTAAACATAAGAGCATAGAAACATTTACTATCATTTACAAAGATTAACAGCAAACCAGATGAACAAAGAAACAATTAACAAAGGAGATTATATTTATATACAAAATAAATACACCGCTTCATTGAGGAAAGTAATTTATAAAA